ACTTGCGGATCTTGCACCGCTGAAGTACGTCGATCACCTCCTGCATGAACGGCCAGAGCGGGGAGGTGCGTGCGTACTTCTCAAACTTGCCGCACTTGACGCGGGCCAAGATGATACCGGCGGCGATGATCGACCAGCACTTGTCGCGCGTGGCGAACTCGTTGTTCTGGACGATGCGAAGCCCGGCGTTGATGCAGCCGTCGTCGAGCAGACGCTTGGCACCAGCGAGATACGACATGATCGCAGTCTCGTCGGCCACATCCAGCACGCCGTTCATGGCGGCGGCACACACAGACTTGTGCGGACATGAGTGATACTTGATGAAGGACTTGTGGTAGGACACGCTGTCGAAGCGGACGTGCGCCGCTTCGTGGATGGCGGTGGCGCACAGGTCGCGGAACTTGGTTTCAGTCATGCTGCCCGTGATGCGGGGCAGGTAGACCGTCGTGCCATCGGTGCGTGGCGAGCCGATGCCGAAGTTGAAGTTGACCTTCAACTTGAAGGCGACGGCGGAGGCGAAGCCCTCCAGCGATGCTTGCGTGAAGTAAATCTGCTGAGCGGTGGTGGTGGTAGTCATGTGATGCACTCCTTTCGTAAATTCGTCAGACGAAATCAGACGGTCGTGAACACGGGATCGACCCACGTGTCGATGCCGAGCGTGTCGGCCACCGTTGACAGCACCCCACGCTGGGGTGCCTTCTCGTCAACGTCGCCAACACAATCGAGGATGGACCAGTTGAACGCCTGCCGCCACGTGCAGGACAACTTGCGCTTGAACTCCAGCAGGGCGAAGTTGGATCGGGGCGAGTAGTCGAAGCCGGTGGCGCGGCGTGCCTTGCGGCACGCATTGGCGAGCGCGACCAGCGACGTAGCCGTGCCGGGGTCAACGCCCATGCGTGACACAAGCAGGGACTCCTCGGCCACGGCATCCATGTAGGGCGTGTAGATGGGGCGGAGTCGGTCCTTCAAGGCTGCGTTGACTTCGCGGGTGCCAGCATAACTAGCACCCTCGTTGAAGCACAGCACGACGCGGAACTTCTCGCCAACCTTATACCGCTTGCCGTCCTTGGTTCGGAGCGGGGTCTTGGACCCGTCAGTCAGCGTGTTGAGACTGGCGTACACACTGGGGTTGAGGTTGTTGGCCTCCTCCAGCACGACCCACGTATCGTCACGCACGGCCTGCGTGACGGGGCCGGGCGTGAACACCGTGCTACCGGCGCGAACGTCGCGGATGCCAAGCAAGTCATCGTACGTCATGCCGCCAGCGCACTGAAACACAATGATGTTACTGGCGGTGGCGGCGGCGAGTTGACGCACGGTGGTCGTCTTGCCCGTGCCACGCGGGCCGAACAGCATGGACCCACGGAACATGGGGCTCGACATGAGCAGGGCGAAGCGGTCGTACCATTCGGGCTTCACGTAGTCGTTGATGACTTCGGGAGTCTCGTACGACAACTCCGTGTAAGCGTCCGCGACCTCCTCGGGCTTGGGGTCGGGGCACTCGCTGATGACGGGCATGTGGTGCCCGTCGATTTCGTCAGACGAAATCGTGGCGACGGTGGCGGGCGGGCGGGGCACCGCGAGACCGGCGGCGATGAGGGCGGCTTCGACGGAGGACATGATGTTCGACATGCTACTGCACCTTTCGTATGCCCGCGTCAGCGGGCGGGTGTTGACACGCCGATGCACACGCATCGGTCGAGTCGAATACGCACGCACGCCGGTAGGCGTGGGTGCGTGGGTGGTCAAATCAGAACGGATTGGACACGAAGATGGGCTGGTACTTGTACTTGCGCTTGATGTACTTGGACAGACGATCCAAGTACCCGATGCCACGAAGTTCCTTCGCCGTCAACTTCACGGTTTCGGCCACGCTCTCGTCGAGAGTGTCGAGAAGTTCGCACCGACCACGGTACGAAACTCGCTTCCCGGTTCGTCGAATCTCAATCGTGATGTGTCCACGGACCAGACTACACCACGACTTGCCGCTCGGCTCGATAACGATGTGGCCGTAGATTTTCTTCCAGTCGTCGCTGTTCGTTCGCATGTGTGTACTCCAGTTTCTCAGTGAGAAAGTTAGTCGGCGTTGATCGCGTCGAGTTCGTCGCGCAGCGATTCGATCTCGTCGCGGAGCGAGTCAAGTTCGGCATTGAGCGCGTTGTTGTCCGCTGAGTATTCGTCGATGAGATTCTCCAGCATGTCCGAGTGTGCGTCTGAATCGCGCATCTGCTGCGCGATGCTGTAGTAGTTCTCGTTGCGGAGTTCAGCGACCAGCGTTTCGATGACGTTGCGAATCTTTCGGAACATGATGCACCTTTCGTTGTGCCCGTGGGGATGCGGGCTGTCGTACCCCAATGCCCGATCGTCCGTTGTCACGGGCGACGGGCGAAGTTTCGTCAGACGAAATTCAGCGGTCGGCACAGTCATGTGCGCACCCGCCGTCGAATGGATCGGCGCGGTCAACCAGTTCGTTGAGTGCGGCAAACTTCTCGGGCGTGATCCTGCGCCAGCCGTATGCTGTCTCCTCGTACTGCGAATCGTCGCCAGCCGGACGCGGCGTTGCCGCCGCGCGGAGCGTGGCGACTTCGTTCTTGAGCGCGTCGCGCTTGCACCGCATGTCATCCAACAGTTTGTTCCATTGACGAACCGCCTCCGCGAACGCGGCCTTGGCCTCGTCGCGCTCGGCCTTGAGCGCGTCGCGCTCGGCACGCATCTCGGCCAGCGACCGCCGCAGGGCGGCGTTATCGTCGGTGATGGTGGCCACCTGCTCGTCGCTATAACTCCATTTGCGGTTTGCCGCAACGTACGCGGCCTCGGCCTCGGCCTCGTCGAGTTCAAAGCGCATGTGTTCGATGCGCCGGTAGGTGTATGCCAACTCCGACTCCAAGTTAGCGATTTGCTCGCGTTGCCCATCGGACAACGTGACGGCATCGTCAAGACGCTGGGCGAGGGTGGCGGTGCGGATGAACGACGCGACGATGTTAGAAATCAGACGGAACATGCGATGCACCTTTCGTGATGTGCCCGTGGCGTATCGGGCGGGTTGATTCGCCAATGCCCGATCGCCCGCGTCAGCGGGCGATGGACGATTTCGTCAGACGAAATTCAGCGGCTGGTCACCTCCACAAATTCCAGCACTTGAATGACGGCGTTGCGAAACTTCCGAACCGGAAGATCCGCAACCTCATCATTCTGCGCCCGGATGCGGGCGGCGGTGGCCGGACTATCCCGAATCCAATCCACCCAAACCTCCGTCACCATCCCCTGAACATGGCCGTCCCACCCGAAGATGTTGACGATTTCGGCCCCGATCGGGCCGGTCAGCGTGACGATGTCCTCGATATCCTCCGGGCGTAGGTAGCCCGTGCAGGTCAGCGAAAAGAATCGGTTACGAAGACGGTCGATGACGGACATGATGCACCTTTCTCGATTTCGTCAGACGAAATCTGACGATTTGAGTTAGCGCACCACTGCGCTAACTGGACGGGATGCCCGCGACCCCCGAACGCCGGGGGCGATTTCGTCAGACGAAATTTGCGGGGTGGTTCGGTGTCCCGAACCGAAACCCCCCGCACCCGTTTCGGGGTGCGGGGAGGGGAGGGGCATGGAGGGGAGGGGAGGGGCGGGTCGGGGCCGATCATTCCGTGGGGGTGGTGCCCTCCATTTCGGCCCACTTAGCATCCAGAGCGGTGACGAGAGCCTCCAAATCCCCGCCGCGGGTCCGGTATGTACCAGACAGAGACAGGATCATTTTGAGGGTATCTTCGCAGGTACCCTCGGCCTTAGCCTTTTCCTTTCGGGCCTTGTTGCCACCAATGATCGAAAGGAAATCTTCCCAATCGTCCGCGCTGATCGGGGTATTCGGGTAGGCTTTGAGGCCCGCGCGGAGATTGGAGTAGTAGGCCGACGCGCGGGGGGCGGTCCGAGCGTATCCCGTCAGGTTTGCCAAACACCATTCGTGAAACGATGCCGAAAAGGCTTTGATATCGAGGCCGGAATCGTCCAGAGTTTGGACGATACACTTTGCCATTTCATACTTGGCCGCACCGGCGGCCACATTAGCGCGGGCCTCAACAATTTGGACAGTCTTCCAGTCGATTCCCTGCGGGGTAGCGCAGGTACGGGGGGTGACGATGATTTCGTCAGACGAAATCGGGGCCTTGCTGGGGGCCTTGCTGGGGGCGGGGGCAGGGGCAGGGGCAGGGGCGGGGGCCTTGCCATTGTTGGACGAAATGACGGACGAAAGGGTACGCTTTGCCATGATGATATCCTTGACCCGTTCGGGGTCTGTTAGGGGTTCCCGTGGGCGGGAGGGGAAACGCTCCCCTTCCCGTCCACGCGATTCAAACTGCACCCCTGAGCGATCAGTCTAGCACCCTATCGGCACAAAGCAAGGGGTGCTAGAAAGATTCTTTGGGTCAAAATGCAGTTATTCCACAGTTTGTGGATAACCCCGATTTGTTTGGAGTTTGTTCGCACGGGCCGGCGTTGGGTGTTTGTTTGGCGTGGGAAGTTAGTAGGTGCTAACATCGGCCCAGACGTTTGTGCCCACTAACTTGCAACGGACCCAATGATCCGAAAAGCAGGCAGAATCGGACAGCCTTGTCCGATTCAAAGCGGACCACCCGATGAGATTGTCCGAATCGAATCGGCCATGCGGATGCGGATGTGCGGAATCGCGGGTGGCCCCCCCACGGGGGGGTGCGGCCACGCACGCACAACCACAACGACCCCCCCAAATGCCGGGCAAAATTTTCTAGGGGGGGCTTAGCGCAGCACTGCGCTAACTGAGATGCTTGATCCAAGACGGCTCTTCAATCACGGCACCCTCACGACGCATCATGTCTGCCATCAAGAGTTTACCGTCACGCTCCCTTGCCCTGCCAGCAGCAGAGAACGGATCACGCTTGGTGGAGTTGACAAGGCTGCCTACCACCATCTGCAATGCGTCAATCTTGCCGTCTTCACGCAAGCAGTTGCGTTCATTGCAGATCCTCGTCAACTGAAACTGGAGTTCGTTCTCCATTTCATCCTCTTCTGGTTGGAGACAGGATGGATCAATAACCAACCTGTGACCAGAGATGATGGGCTCAAGAGTCTGGATGATTCGTGTCTCCTTCATCATTGTGGAGTGAATCGTCCTGATCGAGCAGTTCCAGCCCTTGGGGTACAAGGGATCTTGGTTGGGTTTCAGGACATGCTTCTGAATGGTGTTCTGAAGCATGGACTGGTACGCGCCGTAGACATCGTTGTTGGTTTCAAGCAGCACTTCGCGGACGTTGTGACGGCGAAGCAGACTGACAAGTTCTGTCAGTCGCTCTTCGCTGGCACCACCCTCAAGACCATGAACTGCCTTGACCCACACCATGCCCGCTAGGGAGGCTGCAATGGCGAGGCCCGTGCGATCATCACCACGCCCGGCGGGGTCGATTGCTGCCCGCGTAGGGCCTTCGTAGGCTGACCAGTGGGCATCCACCATGACTGGGCCGTACATCGCATCGTCGCCCAAACCAAGGGCAGGGATGGGGCAGCGAGTGGAGCCGTTGTGGTCCTTGGTTCCCCAAGTGATGGAGACAGGGGCCTTGAACGTATCGACGGTTTGGACGATGAGATCCTTGAGCCGGAGGGGATAGCGGTTGGTCTGGCCCAAGTTCATCATGCACATGCACTGCATGGACCAGTACCGGAAGCCTTCGGCCTTGTCGGCAACGATGTCATCCTTCGTGACACGAAGGGGGCAGGTGATGTCGCCGGGCTTGGCGAGGCCGGTATCGAGGCGACGGGCAAGGGAAGGGGCGAGGTTCAGGATTCCGTCACGCTCTTCGGGCGTGGGGTAGACCTTGGGGATCGTGATGAACTCGTACCCCTTCTTCGCCAACTTGGGGTAGACGCTGTCTTCGTTGTGGTACGTCCCGGCAAAGACGATCTCTTGGTCGCCATAAGACGAGATGGCCCTGAACTCGGTCAGGGTGTTCATCAACTCGGCACGGGCCTCTGGAGTCTTGGTGTTCTCGGCAGTCTCTACGTCATCACCAATGACGATGTGGGCACGCTTGGAAGGCAGTTGGCCTGTGATGCCTACGGCGGTGATGGAGGGGTTACGGCTGTCTCTGGCTGGCCCACACTCGATCTCTGTCAGCGAGTCTGTCTGACCCAGTTGCTTGTTGGGCTGAAGGTGCTGAAGGAACCAGATGTTCTGGAACCATGCCCTAATCATTTTGACCGTCTTGCGCGCTTCTGGAAGCGTTTTGGACACGATCAAAATCTTTTTGTCGGGATCTCTCAGCAGGTACCATGCTGCAAGACCACCAGTGATGAAGTGGGTCTTGCCAATGCTTCTGAAGCCAATGACTCCACGCTTCTGTGGACCATGCTGCATGTAGTTGATTGCGTCAATCTCTGCTGTGTCCAGAGGAGCAACCTTCCAACTGCCAATGGGATACCAGAGAGCCCTGATGAAGAACTCATAGGACTCAATCAGTTTGACGAGGAACTGATTGGTTTCGCTCTCTGATTTGGGCTTCTCGCATGAAGCCAGAATGTCCTTGTCTGAGATCATGCAGTTATTCTATTCTCACTATCTCTTTCCTCGCCCTCACTTATGGGAGGTAAAGCACGGAATCTCATGCCCTTCTCTCTCAGTTCTCTGATGATCTCTGCCTGTCTACCTGTAGAGGTGATCTCACAAGTAAGACCGAGTTGAGACAGACGCTTGATGGCGACTTCAAGCATCTTGGCTGAAGGGCTGATCTTGACTGGGTTTCCGTTCTCGTCTGTCACCACCTGCCCATTCTTGATGCAGTCAAGAAGGGCTTGATCGAGTGCGTCTGAGAGTTGCTGCTTGATGGTCATGGTGTGTCCTTTTCAGTTAGCGCAGCACTGCGCTAACTCATTCCTCGTCACTGAAAACGCGAGGTTGCTTCTCTGGAAGATCAGATATCAGTTGGTTGAAGTAGTTTCTCATGCCGACAATGTTGGGCATCCAGACTGCCTTGGCAACACTCTTCATGTCAGGTTGAGTCACGACTTCATCGGGATTGATCCAATGCCTCAACGCCTTGGGAATACTTCCAACAGCAACAGCCTGTTGATAGGTCATGTTGCCTGTCACGATGTTGCCAATGTTGGTGCTGTTCTTCATGCCTGAGAATGGCTCTTCAGCACCGAATGAACTGAACGCAGTATCAACAAATGTCGGGATTGATCCAGACCAAGCAGCACGACTTGCGGAAGCAAGAAGCACCTTCCTCATGTTGAGATTGTCATCAAGATACTGCTTCTTGGTTTCCTCATCCATGCCGAAGGAACGAAGGTAGACAGATCCGGTAAAGCCAAGTGCCGCCATGACGGATGATGCAACCATGTCATGGGCATAGGACATGTCTCCGCTTGAGATGCCCTTGATGTTGAAAGCCAACTTGTTGACGGTGGCCTGATAGTTGAACGTCTTGAGTTGCATTATCAGTTTACCGGCAGGCGTACTGAACCAGAGCGGCAACTGCGTCAAGTCTCCCTTCTGAATGGCACGGTTGACCGTCATGCGAATACCGGAAGCGTACTTCGACGCTTGCGTTGACGCATCAGCATCCCACTTGTCAAGGTTCGCGGCCCACACGCCTTCGGAAGTCTGGTCTGCGTGCTTCTTCAACTGCTGCATGATGATGCCGACATCCTCGTCGGTCCAGCCCATGGCACGGGTCTTGAACTCGCTGAAGTCAATCTTGCCAGATGTCATGGCGGTGTCAATGAGGTTCTGCTGCAACCCCATCGCAGTCGCCAACTCAAGAT